CGTCGTCTATCTCAAAGCGATGTCCCTGTTCGGGGATCACCCCGTCAAGGTCCTTCTCGTTGATATAGGCAACGGCGGTCACAAGGTATATACCCTCAGCATGGTCGCTCTGAATTATAGGTCTGTCAGACTGCTTGACCCGCTGGAGAATGATCGGTATATTTTCATATACCTCTCCATCGTATTTCAGCGTGTGACTTTCCGCAAACTCCCCGGTGTTCATCAGCACATTTGCGATATCGGACTTGACCATGTCCTTAAAGCCCATTATTCGCCCTCCGGATCATCGGACAGCGCGTCGGCGAAAAAGTCGTCAAGCGCCTTGATGAGTTCCTGCTTGGTCGCAGCTGCAGATACCTCAATGCCGTATTCGTTTGCAATCGACTGCAAATCAGCTTTTGAAGTGTCGGCGCTGTACTGCGGTATGCCGAAGTCATCGCCGGCGCTTTCGGCGTTATCATTGTCATTACTTTCAGACTGAACCTCGCCGCGCTCGGCACCGTCCACCGCCTCCGCGATACCCTCGCGGACAATCCTTAAGCCCAGTTTCTCGTCAACCTCGAACGGCGGGTCCTTGGGAGACTTGGGCTTTACAATACCGTCAACCACCAGCCCGAAAGTTGTATTAAGGATTCTGATTCTCATAGAAACCTCCTATCAGCTTACGACGGATGCCGCGAAGATGAACGGCGTGTAGTACCTGGGCATTGCGATAGGCCTTGAATAAAGCTCTACAGCTCTGGTATTATGGGGGTTGTCCACAAACAGCTTGGTTACTCTAGACTTGGCAATAGTCGCGAAGTCCGGACTGCCATAAGGCATGAGTGTGACCGCACTGTAAGCCACACGGCCGCAGTTCGGGAATGTTACCATTGCCGCGTCACTGGGGAAATAGCTTTGTGTTACACCGTTATCATTTTCGTATTTGTGACCTACAACGAAAACGCGCAGCGTGTGACCACGGAAATTGAACGAGCCAAGCTCATTGACTCCGGGAAGTATGTTGTGCTCGTTCACACTGCCGAAATTGATCGCAATGTTCTTGTTCAGCATTGTGTAAAGTTCCTCGTTCTTGTAGAACACATCGGCAACGTCGGTGCCGATGAGCAGGTCAGTAGCCGCCATACCACGGTCGGAAAGCATCTCACACATTGCGTGAACATCTCCGATGATGTTGGCGTCCGAGCTGTTCCACTTGTTCTGCGGGGTGTATGTATG